TCGGATATTTCTTTGAGGTTTGCCCTCTCCATCCTGTTGGGTCCTATCGAGTAGGACTGTCCCCCGCCTAGAATCTTCTCCCTTGCCGTCTTTAACAGCTTGAGCTGTTCCTTGGCTTCGGCATATTGTGTGCTGTTTCTTATCGTGACCGTCATAATGTTATCCCTCAATACCGTTAACGGACCTCCTGCGGCTCCGTTTCGGCTTTCCTTTATTCATGTAATTGATTCCATGCTTGAGCTTTTCTTCCAGCTTGTCCCATTCGGGTCTTAAAATCTCAACCACGGCGTAATTGTAATTAAAGAGGTCAAGCGGCTCATTCCTCGCACCGCTTTTCTTCACCCAGACTTTTTTGTAGACACCGTTTACCTTTTTGGTAATCTGGCTCTCACTTGTAAGCCCCTCGAAGTAATCCGCATCGTAGCCCCTGCCGTCAGCTTTCGGAAAATGGCAGTAGCCTGGACCAGCCTCCTTGATTTGGAGTCGGTTCATGATGTCCTCCTTGCCTGAGTCAACGCCCAGGATATGGATAAACGTCCTGTCAACGACTATCTTCTTATTGCCCCGCTCCTCCGTGATGTCTACAATCGTCTTTTTGTAAATCAGCGGGATGTCGGGCTTACCCGCATATCCCTTGACCCCATAGCATTTCTTGCCTTTGGATTTCATTTTCTTAATCCACTTATAGGTTTTATTAGTGAAATGTCCGCCCGTGTCTATTGCAAAGCCTGCGACGTTTAATTCCCGTCCGTCCTCAAAGTATAGCTTTTGGTCAAGGTATTCCTCTAGACTGTCCCAGGGTTCGTCCGTGATAAGCTCGCCGTGTATCTCGGTCTTATATATGCCCCACGTTTCATATTCCCTCGTCCAGCCACGTATCTCCACCTCGAACCTGTCTTTCTGCACGTCCACTGCTGCTGTGAGGAGCAGCACTCCGTCAGGGATGTCCGCCTCGTAAACCTCCGCCGTTTCCTTAAGCTTGTCGTCGTCAACCTTGCCGTCAACGTAATCGGTCTCCTCCCATACCTCGCCTAACACGGTGTTGATAAAAACCTGCATATCCTGTGTGTCATGGTATTTCTCCAGCTTCCTGTTGGCATCCTGGAAGTTCTCTATTATTTCGGACCAGTCAACAAATGGGCTTGCCATTTCGTTAAGCCTGAATGACCTCGACTTCTTCCTTTCGGGGTGGGCGGCTATCCACTTGTGGCGGCTGTCCTTCCACTCCCTTTCGGGTATTATTTCGCCGCACCCCCTGCATATCATCCCCACCGACTTGAAATGCATCCTCGTGAATTCGTATGGCTGCCACTCCCCGCAATGGGGGCATTCAACGCTCCATACCTCCATGCTGCCCTTGTTGTATGCATCCTCTATCCTGCTGCGCCCTGCAATCGTGGGTGTCGAGGTTTTAATATGCTTCCTGTTCCAAAAGCTTGTGCTACGTTTCTCGGCGAGCTTAATCGGGTTTCCTTCTGACCCCGCCGATTCAGGGTAGCGGTCAACCTCATCCATCCATATGATTCGCCTGGAGTCCGCCGCCAGTGAGCTGGGGGAATTGGCTCCGCCTATTGCAATGTCACCGCCAGGGTAGCTTTTTAACAATATTGTATTGTTGGAATCCCTTGCCTTGGTGTCTGCGACCTTTTCCGCAAGCTGCGGAACGTCCCTTATCATTTTGGATAATCTTGTTTTGGAAAACTTCTCCGCAAGCTCCTTTGTAGGCAGCACCACCATCTGCGGCGCTGGCTCGTAGTCTATATAGTATCCGATTCCGCACATTATCATTGTGGTCTTGCCGACCTGTGCCGAGCTCATAACCGACACTTCCACAACATCAGGGTCGGTTATGGAATCCAGTATCGCCTTCTGGTAGGGTATCGTCTCTGATGAGTAATGCCCCGCCTGGCTTGACCCCTCCGCAAGAATCATATATCGGTCAGCCCACTCGCTGACTGTGAGGTTGTCTTTTGGCTTGAGGCTTTTCGCAAGCCTGCACATCAATTGGAGTGTGTGCCAGCTTACCTCGTTTTCATTATCGTTATTTGTCATAATCATCATCAACCCCCAATGAGCTTATGGCTTCATCGGATATGTCGATATGTTCGTCAGAGTAAAAGTCCTGCGGATTGTAGCTTGACAGCTCCGTAAGCGCCGCATCTATCTCTTTTTTCAAAATCTTCTGTATCTCAGTCCTGGGCTTGCCTTCCAGCCTGGGGGCAAGCTTTGACGGGAGCGCCGTCATCTTGGACTTGAAGCGTGCGAACATGTTCGACATCACCTTTTCAACATCCTCCGCTTTGTGCACCTGCCCCTTTATCAATTGGAGCTTTATATCTGTAATCTGCCTCTTGACATGCTCGTGCTGCGCCTTCTCAAATTCGAGGTTGTATTCCTCGTCCTCGGTCTTTGCGTTGTTCCTTCCGGCATTCATTACCTTCAGGGCTGTGATATAGCTCTTTGCCGAATTCCATAGCAAGTATTTGCCGTGTGAGTCACGTTTGATAATGCCCTCATCCGCAAGATGCCTGACAGTCCTGTCAGCCACGCCAAATAAGGCTTCCAGGGTTTTTGAGCTCACAAGGATATCCTCTAATTCTGTTGTATTTTCAACCAATTTTGCCACGCCTTCACCTCCCAAAATTCGGCAATGCCCCTAAAAAATGTTTAATATCTAGCCAAGCCTTGGGCTCGCCGACCCGCAAGGCTAAAAAAATCAGTCCGAAGAACCTATTTGGCTTCGGACTGACACATTCACGCCTGTCTCCTTTTCCGCCTGTCGCGGCAATAATAAAACACCGACATACTCGTTGTATGTCGGTGCCCTATCGTTTACATACTGTCTAAGGAGACCTGTGAAAGTTATGATGTTTATTCGCAATCTGCTATGATACTATTATAACACGTACAAACCGAACAAACCGAACACTTTTGTTTTCGGCATTAAAAAATGTGCCAAACTTATGACACATTTTTTGTACAAATTATACATCTGGCTGCATATCGCTGTCTATGAGCTGGTTGATGTACTCGTTGACGCTCTTTCCAAGTGAATCAGCCTTTTTCTTTATGACTTCCTTTTTCCCTTTTGGTACTGTGAGGTTTATCCTGTCGTAGTTGTTCCTGATAAAATCATTTTGGTATGATATCTGATTAAACCCTGTTGCCAATTTCGCCACCTCCCTGCAATTAATTCTCAACTTATCCTATCTCTCATAGCCTTTCCCTCCTTACAATTATAGTATACTATATATTGCGTAATATGTCAATACATTTTGCGCAATATATTAAAGTTTTTTCAAATAAAAAATACGCCATCCGCTGGCGCATTTTTTATTTTCCATCCCTCTCCAGGAAGCGGCTTATCTCCATCCTCACGCTGTCGCCATTGTTGCCTGGTCCCAGCTCCTTTGCTATCTCACGCCAGGTCATGGCGTCAATGTATCTATATCTCAGTATGAGGCGTTTGCGGCTGTTGCCTACCGAGTTGATGTACTCCTCCACATCGTCAAGCATACGGTCGAGCTTCTTTTCAAGTTTCTCAAGCTTTATCTTCTTGCTCATCAGGAGAGTCTTCTTGCGCTTGTATTCAGAATCTGGGAAGCCCTCGACAGTATAATGGCGTGTGCCGCCCTCACCGCCCTTTACCGTGTCCTTTGCCGTGTCCCTGGTTTCCACCAGGTGCTGGAGCTCCTCTTCGTTCCGCTTTATACGCCTCTTTGTATCCAAAAGCTCCCTTCTCAAATCGTCGTACTGTTTCAGGATTCCCTTGTCCATCTTCATCTCTCCTAATAGTTTTTATTGTACAACCGCTTCACCGAATATTATTGTATTGTTCCGATTACGGTTTTAATATTTCCTTGATGTCTTTCCGAATGTTCTTTAACGCCATTCTGTGACGTTTCAACTCTTTCAAGAGCTCCCCGTTCTCACGCCTTGCCTCCCTCAGCTCCCGCTGGTGATAAACGATATTATCGTTTAATGACTCAATTGTTGATGTGTAATTGGCTATCCTCTCCCTGTACTGTTGGTTCTCCTCCTCA